GCCGAAACTGAATTGCTTTATGATACCGAATAATAATTTTTCCGTGTTGCCGTGGTATCGTTCCGTTAACGAACAGAATGCCCGAAAATGGTGGGTTTATAACCGGGTTTATCCGTTATATGTTCAAGCGGGTTATATGCCACCATTCCAATTTTTAAGGACGCACAGTTCGGTTAAAACTGTTTATAATTTTCGTTTGCGAAAAGCGGATGGAACGTTGGTTGGTACATTTACGCAAAATATAGTAGACGGGGGAATCGACTTTAAGTATTACGCGCAGTTTAATTTGGACGCAGTTATATTTGGAGGTCAATCGCCAATTTTCCCGGCTTTGGAAAATGGTCAATATTATGCGGAAATAAATGTAGTTGGCGGTTGGTGGTATTCCGAAATTTTCACGGTTGTAAATGATATTGAGCCGTATTTGAAATTAGAATGGTGGGACGTTGATGATTTTGTAATGGATGCCGGAGCGATAGCGTACAAATACTCAAATAATACACAATTCAAGAACGTATTATATCTGCCGTCAGATATAGCAAAGCCGGAATATATTTTTGAAGAAGAAGGCGAAAGCCGGGACGGCTATTTTTTCCCGGCCAAGCAAATTTCCGAAAAGCGTTATCGGTTCAATTTTTTTGCCCCGGAATATCTATTGGATGTTTTGCGCTTTGTCCGAATGGCTGACTTTGCGCAAATAACTTATCATGGGCAAATTTACAGTCTTGATACATTTTTAATGACGCCAACTTGGGAAGATAATGGCGATGTGGCCGTTGTGGAAGCCGAATTTGACACGGCAACAGTTGCGAAGAAATTGGGTGTCGGCTATATTAAGGCATTGCGCGGCGACTTTAACGACGATTTTAACAACGATTATAACAACCAATAAATATGGCTAATTATGCAACACTAAAGGCGGCCATTCAAGAGGTCGTAAAGACAAACGCCAATAATGAAATTACCGGTGCGTTGCTTCAACAATGTTTGCTTTCGATGATTAATTCATTGGGCGCGAATTATCAATTTGCGGGCGTAGCAACCCCAACAACAACACCGGGAACGCCGGAACAAAATGTTTTTTATATCGCTGGGACGGCTGGCACATATAGCAATTTTAATGCTATCGTAATAAATAAAGGCGAACTTGCCATTCTAAAATATAACGGAACATGGACAAAAGAAATAACCGGTGGTGCAACAAATGAACAAATTTTGCAACTTGAACAACAAACAAATGTTGTGGGTGTTGGGGTTAAACAGTTATACTTTTATATTCGTTATTCGGATGGTGTGTCGGTTGGTACGGGTTCATATTTTGAACTTTATAAATTTGATGTTACCGGGCTTGCTGGTAAAACTGTTATAGCGAAACTTGCTTGCCGTGACAATGTTCCGGCAATGATAGCGTTTTATTCGGCAAATGAAATAAATAATGCGAATTATATTAGTGGCGTGCAATCGGTTGCGGCACCTTATGCAAGGATTCACGAATATACGGCGACAATCCCCGAAAATGCTGTTCTGATGGTTTGCACGAATCGAAATGACGATTTGCCGAACCCGTATATTTCGCTTAATGTACCGCCATTGCCGCAATATATTTATGACAAGGAGAAAAATTCGAATTTACAGTATATTAGTAATGCGTTCCTGTTTCCGATAAGTTCCGCGGCATCCAAAAGTAATGCGATAACTTTGGGCGAAACAGGCGAAATGCGATTTTCGTTTATCCCTTTGGAAGATGTAGAAGTATATCGAATGATATTTAACTGTTCGAGTGCGGAAAATCCTTTCATGGGTGTAACGGATTCCGGAATGGTTTATTTCAAGTTTGGCGGCGTGGCATTATACACACGGGTTTATTTGACAAAGGGCATTCCGACGACATGGAAAATTACTTGGAACGCGACGACATATCATGTCGAAAACGACAATGGATATACGGCCGATGTGGCATATAGTCAGTCGGTAGTAGGCCGCGTTATACAAATGTATACGAAAACGAATAGTTGGAATTTAATAACCGCGCAATGGCTGGAAGCAACATACAACGGAAATTCTTTCCTATTCACGAAGGACTTTACTTTTGGTAAATCGCAAGAAATGTCGGGAATACAAACGACATTGGTGCAAGAATCGCGCAAGGCTCTTGAACTATATAATCCGTTCACGGTTAGGTTATACCACCATTTTAACGTAGAGAATATTTCGGCCATCCCTGCGCAATCATTGTTTGATATAACATACGCGAAGTCGTTAGGATTTAATGCTATCGAAGCAAATGTGCAGACGTGTTCCGACGGTGTGTTCGTTTGCAAGCATGGAAGGGGCGGAAATCTTGGGGATGGGTTAATATTTGCAGATGGTAGCGGATTGAGTGCAACGACGCCTTTTTCCAGCGTTTCAAGTTCGGCGTTACGGCAAAACGTAACATACGATACGCCACTTGAAAGGTATCGGGGGCATATTCCCACGTTAGACGAATTTGCGGCAGAATGTAAACGCGTCGGCATGAAAATTTTTGCTGGAATTACACGAGTTGAACAATTGCAGATATTGCGTAAATATTTGCCGGATGATATGATAATTGCGTATGGTTATCCGGCAAGGGGAAATTTCCGGGGCTTGATTTATGTATATGGCGAACCAAGTTCCGCCGAAGCATCTTTGGCAATATTAAAAACAAGAGGTGTGCCCGCCGCATGGGGGGCGACTTATGCAAATATGACGGATGCGGCGATACAAGATTTTTGTAAAACATTGCACGATAACGGATTTTTGGCGATGGCGGCTTATCTTTCCGGCAACAATATTAATAGATTAGCCGCGCTTGGCGTTGATGTATTTGCATCGACAGATGGCGACGTGCCATATTTCGAAATCGGCCAAAAGGCAAATATCCATAATATTAGCGGATTCCAAGTTTCGCAATCCGTTGTTATCGGTGAAAATCAAACGCAAATGCCGAACGGCAGTAATATACAGGTTGTTGATAATGACTTTACAAATAGGTTCGGCAAGGCATCATTAAGAATTTTATTTTCCGGTTCTTTAACGGTCGAAATTGGTAAGCATCGGACAACGATTACGAATGATGGGACGCATTACGTTTGGTTAGCGTATGAAGTTTCGTTGCAATCAAACATTTTGACAATTACGGCAACGGAAGCAACAATCGTTCAAGACATTCATTTTGCGACGTCAATCGTGATGTAAAATGTTAAATTTTAATTTATATCCAACGAAAATTTTTGCCGGTTTGGTTGCTGGCTTCATGGCCGCTTTTGTTCAAAATCTGTTACCGCTATTCGTGGCGGTAACAGTATTTGAAGCGGTGGACTTTGTGACCGGGTGCATTAAATCCGGTGTGATTGCGCACCGCAACCACGAAAAATTCGCCTTTGAAAGCGTCAAGGCATGGCGAACGATTTATAAATTCGTGTTCATCCTTATCGGCGTTGTATTGGCGGAAATGCTGGATGCGATTATTGCGGAAGATACACGGTTGCGGTTCGCCAACTATTTCACGGCGTTTTGTTGCGGCGTGGAATTTTGGTCGTTCCTTGAAAACGCGGCGGTCATTTCGGACCATCCGTTGTTCCGTTGGTTGCGCCGGTTTATGAAATTCAAATTGGAAGATGAAATTGGAATGACGTTTGAGGACGCCAAAAAGGACGAATCAAATGAAGAAACAAAACATTGATGCAATAGTAATCCATTGTTCGGCGACCCGGGCGGGCCAAGACGTCCGGGCGGCCGACATTGACAAATGGCACAAAGAACGCGGGTTTGCGATGATTGGTTACAATTACGTAATTGATATTGACGGAACCGTGGAGGATGGCCGGCCATTGTCCCGGGACGGGGCGCATTGTAACACGGCCGGATTGTCCGGGAAATCATACAACAAACATTCAATCGGCATTTGTTACGTTGGTGGCCTTGACAAAAATGGCAACCCGGCCGACACGCGGACGCCGGAACAGAAACAGGCATTGGCCGATTTGGTTTACCAACTAATCAACGAATATCCGATTGTTGAGGTTATCGGGCATCGGGACGCGTCGCCGGACAAAAACAAGGATGGAAAGATAACGCCGAACGAATGGATAAAACAATGTCCGTGTTTTTCTGTACGCGACGAATTTCCGATGGCGATTTGCACGGCGAAAAGGAAATGAACCGGATTGTTGCAATACTATTGTGGATATGGCAAGCCCCGCAAAACGTTGTCGGGCTTGCCTTGCGTCTTTGGTATCGGGGGCGGGTTGCGGTTGTTCTGTTGTACGACCATCATTGCGGCGGCGTGTCGTACCGGGTTGTTCCGGACTTGCCCGGCGGCGGCATTTCGCTTGCGTCAACGGTAATGGTCCGGTATTGGTTCATTGATGCGCCGGAACTGTACGCGCACGAATACGGACACGTCAAACAATCCCGGATTCTTGGCCCGTTGTACCTGTTCGTTATTGGCATCCCGTCGTTGTTGTGGGCTTGGTATTGGAAACCGTCGCGTGGCGTGTCGTATTATTCGTTTTATACTGAAAAATGGGCCGACCGATTGGGCGGCGTAATCCGTAAAGAGAAATGAAAAAGTATTTGATTTTGGCGGCCGTCGCAATCGTGGGCGCCTTGGCCGTTATATGGGCCGACCGAAAGATTGAGCAATTGACCGCCGAACGGGACCGGTACGCCGGGAACACGGCGGCGTTGTTGTCCGACATTGAGCGTTACCGTGTCCGGGATTCCTTGAACGCCGCCCGGGTGCAATCGCTTGAATTGACCGTAAAGGAATACGAACGATTCCGGGCCGACGATGCGGCATTGATAAAACAGTTGAAACAACGCAACCGGGATTTGGCCGCCGTCAACAAAACGCAATCCCAAACCATCATTGATTTGCGGGCGGTTCCACGCGATACCGTCGTGTTGGTCCGGGATTCCATCATAACCCCGGCGGTCGCGGTCCATTGCGGCGACGCGTGGTATAATTTCGATGGGATATTGACCAAAGACGAATTTACGGGAAAGATGGAACACCGGGATTCCCTGTTGTTGGTTGAATCCGTCCGTTACAAACGGTTTCTTTGGTGGAAAACGAAAAGGATAAAAGACCGCCAATTGGATTGCGTTTCAAAATCGCCGCATAATTCAATAATTGGATTGGAATACGTTGTAATCGAAAAATAACGATATTTGCACAAACCGACCGATTCTTATACGCAACAATAGGTTGTCGGCCTGTTAACCGTCCCGATTGGGGCGGTTTTTTCGTTCCATCCCGGATTTGGCCGTTTTTAGGCGTTTTCCGGGCCTTTCGCGGGTTGGATGGTACAAGTTATCGTCCGGGCCGTAAAAGTGTCTTAAATCGAAAATTCGCCGAAAATAACTTTTTTTGGCCCCAAACATAAAAAATTATGAAAAAATGTTTGGTAATTAAAAATAAATGCCTACCTTTGTACCCGGGTTGAGGAAATAACCCGACGGCCGGGGCCGGTTCCCCGAACAAAAATAACAACAGTTATGGCAACGTTAAAATACACGACCCGCGAAATCAACGGCAATTACAAAATCAAGGTTTCCGGCCTGTTCGATGGCAAAAAGGTTAATACGCTTGTGGGCGTTTCCGGGTTCCTTAAAATGGTCAACGATATTGAACTTTGCAACCGTCTTTTGGACCGTGCCTTTGCCTGTATGGACGACAAAGTTTGTTGCAAATTACGTCGTGGGATTCGCATTACATTTTATGTCGCTTAATTGTCATTAACTGTTATTTTCTTTTCACATTATGGCGTATTCATTTGGTACAGTTACCGCCGAAATGGCGTACAAAGGGCATCGGATTGAAACCACGGAATCCCCGATGCAAATTGTTTTCGTGGTTGATGGCGACCGGGAACACGCGTATTGGTCCATCGCGGACGCGAAACGCGCAATCAATGGCAAAGAATTAAAGTATTTGCCGGTTGACGTTCGCCATTGGTTTAGGTAGGATTCGGGCCGGGCAACCGGCCCACAATCTTTTGAATTATGGTTATCAAATTCATACCGCCGAAACATTTACGTACATTAAATTCCGACCGTGGTTTTGTCACGGATTGTGGGGACCATTACCGTTGTTCGTTCTTGGATATATGCCATTTCAGCCGCGAAAAGAGTTTTGCCCGGTTGGATGATGCCGTGGCATTTATGGAAAGTTTGGGATATGTTAACGCAAATTGAGAACACGCCCGACGGGTACATTGTCGGAATATTTTTGCGGGATGGGGCCGGATGCGGGCGTTGGTACAGGTTGCGCAATTTCGGCGACCATCAAGGCGACGCAATCGAATTTCGGGATTGGGATTTACCCACGTTCACGGATGCGCAAATACGATTGTTCATTAAGGCATTCAAGATTGAAAACAAGTATAAACGTTTAGACAAAAACAAGTATGCAAAAATTCAAATTCGGGAATCCCTTAACGTTTGTTGAGGTTTCCAAAAGCCCGTTGGACCGTCCGGAACCGGGCAACCGGTACACGATTTTCGATTGTCTTTGCCGCCCTTTCGGCCGGACGCAAGGGCCGCGCAAGAAATACCAAATAACCGCAACAACGCCGTCGCAAGCGGCACGAATGGCGATTGAGAATTACCGAAAGGATTATGGCCAAGAAATCAAGTAAAACGACCCGGGAACAAATGTACCGGGAAATCATCGAAAAAGAGGGCCGGAAATGGGACGATTGCAAGGTATTGGCGTTCGCGTTCGACGGCCCCGGCGGTCCCGAAATCTTCCATTACGAATTGATGTACCCGTTGCGGCCTGTTTACCATTTGTTCGATTGTTCCGGGAACGTTGCGTACATTGTCGTTCCAAAGGACCCGGAAAACGAAGAAATGGCCGTACAGTTGGCCGAATCTTGCGGCGGTTCAAAGACAACCCCAAATTTGCGGTAAGATAAAAAACCGCACCCGGTTTCCCGGGCGCGGCGGTCAAAATACCGTGTTGGGCGATACGTGGTAAAAAGACACGGCAAAGATAGGGAAAAATCGGCAAAACCGATAATTCCCTATTTCTTTTTGCTTTGCGCGGGCTTTTCCCTGTAACCGGATGCGTAAATTGCACGGCCTTGCGCTTCCGCTTGTGCTTTGGTTGGGTAAACTTTCCCGGATTGGCCCCAACGATAACCGCCGGGAACTTTTTGTATAGGCATAACGATTGATTTAATGGGTTATCGTATGCAAATATACCCGGTTCGGGCCGGAATCTTGCACCCGGATTCAAGAAAAATGCACTTTTTTCGTAAAAATTAAGAAAAAATTTTTGGTTTTAAGAAAAAAGCCCTATATTTGTACCCGGGTTCGATAATGAAACCCACGGCCCGGGCCGGTTCCCGGTAAAGAACAAAGAAATGAATTTCGAATATTTCAAAATCGTTTGCGAAGAACTTGCAAAATCCATCGGTTGCACGTTCAAATTCAACAATTACCCGGAATTTGGTTGGTTCGGCGGTTCCTTTGAGGTTGACGCGTTCGGCGGAATTGCCGCAATCGTCAAGTTTTACAACGGCGTTTGGTCCAATAACGATTTCGCGTTTGGTTCTCTTTCGGAAGCCCTTGCAAATGTTCCGGAACAGGTAAAGGAAATGGCCGCCGCCCGTGCCGATGTTGACTTTTTCCAAAATTACGACTAATCAACCCCGGCCCGGGGAAACCCGGGCCACAAAATCAAATCATTATGGCATACACAATCAAAACCAAATACGCAATGAAAGCCAAGGTTGCAACGCTGATGGACAACGGAAAGGTAATTAACCATCGCGGATTTGTGGACGCGGAAACGTGGATTTCCGGCAAAATCAATTTTCTAATGACCATTTACAAATTCGACGATTACGAATTGACCCGGAACGGGAACGTGTTTACCTTGCGGGCGTGGCGCAAGGCCGGAAAACCCGGAACCCGTGGCAAGGCGATGAACGTAACCCACGTTGTTACGGTTGTTGAATAGTTGAACCCGGGGCCGGGCAACCGGCCCCAAAATCCAAAAGCGATATGGAAACGTACAGAATCGAACATTACATTGTTGAGGTCGAAACGGACGGGAAAAAGCCCGGGGAAACGGTTAACGTAACCATTCAATCCGAAAGGCCGAACGCCAAGTATAAATCCGTTTACGGGCTTGTTTGGTACATTGGCGACAACGCCACGGATTTGGCCCGCCGGGCGTTCGTTCATTACAAGATGGGAACCCGACCCGACGGCAAAGATGTAATCCAACGCGGCATCATTGACGAAACAGGATGCCAACGGTACACAATGACGTTGGAACAGTTGCAAGCCCTGTACAAGAAATTCGAAAATTTTGTGGCGGATTGCACCCAAGAGGAATACAACGAAAACAAATCGGCAATTATCGCGGTTTACGCCCTAATCCATAAACACATCAACAACGAAATTTACAAGTAACGATTGGCCCGGGATTCTTCCCCGGTTTTTCTTATCTTTGTCCCGATAGATGTTCATAGTTGAATTAACACGGTTGCGTTGTGAAATGCGGCCGTGTTTTCCATTACGCCCGATTTGGCCCATTTCGGGCGATTTGGCGGCATTTCCCGGTAAAATGGACCAACGGACCGTCCGGCGGACAAAAGGCCCGTAAAACGAAAATCCGGGAAAAATAAGTGTTGGCCGGTCCGCCCCGGTCCCGGTCGGCCAAAAACGGTTTCTTAATGGCCGAAAAAGATTTTTTGAAAAATTATCAACTTTTTATTGGTAATTAAAAATAAATGCCTACCTTTGTACCCGGGTTGAGGAACCAACCCAACCGCCCCGGCGGGTTCCGGCGAACAAAAACTTTACAAGTTATGGCAACGATTAAATGCAACAATTCCGACCACAAGGCCGTTTCTTTCTTCCTTAATGGCGGCATCAATATTTTGGTAATGGCGATGCAAGACGGCGAATATTGGTTTAGCATTGGCCACGGATATAAGAATGAAAAAACCGCGAAGCGGGCCGCCGTCAAAGAGTTTGCAAAACACGGTTACACGTTCGACGCAAAGGAAATGGCAAATTTGGTTATCGAATAAATAAACCCGGCCCCGGGCACCCCGGGCCAATAAGAACCCGACCGGGCGGATTCCCGGAACTGTTATGCGATTCAAGATTGACGAAAATTTGAAACGGGTTGCGGCCGCCAAGGCGACCCGCCCGGAAACCGTGGCGGTCGAACTTTGCGCCGCGTTGATTGATGCGGGAATGATTGAGGACCCGAACGACCATTGGGGCGAATCCGTGTTGATTGCAACCGGCCCGCGTTACGTGAAAGACGTTTGCGCCGTATTGGCCGAATACCTGTACAACGACGAAACCCATTCCATCCCGGCCGACGTATTCGACGCGTTTTGCGCCCTTATCGTTTGGGGCGATGGCGATTGCCCGCATTGCGGCGGCGAATTGGAATTTGTCGAAACAGAGGGCCACGAACTGAATGATGGCGATTATTTCACGCCCAATTCATACGTCGTTGATAATTACGTTTATCGTTGCGCCGAATGTGGCGAATACATTAAAACTCCAAATGAATTATGATGCGAATTGAACAAGCGATTGCCCGCGCAAAGGAACAGGGCAACAAAGTGTTGAAAAAAGACATTGCCGCCCGGTTGTGGCCCGATTCCACGCCGGTTGCACAACAGGTTAATTTTACCCGTCTTTGCGCCGGTAAAACCCCGCGCATTTACGAAGAATGGGTTAAAATCATTTGCGAAATGACCGGTTGCACGGCCGATTTTCTGTTTGGACTTTCAAACGAATAACGATATGGAAAAGGTAAATTTGTTTTGGGCCATTGTTTGGTCCGTTATGGCAATTTTGTGCGCGGTTGCAATCTTTTGGAACCCGTCGCATTTCTTCACGTTGGCAATATCCGTTTTGTTTGCCGCGATGTTTTGGCACGATTACCGTAAAACCAAAGGAATGTAACATTAAAAAGGCGATACAATGAAAGACAAAAAGACAATTGACCCGGCGTTGGCCGCATTGGCCGAACCGGAACAGGAACAGGCAAAGGAAATCGCGCCCGGAATGACCGTTGAGGAAATCCGCGCCGTATATTTCAACGCCGACGCATTGAAAGAACCCGCGTACCGTGTGTTCCAACTCAATTCCGACGGACACCGGTATTATTACCGGTTCAACGAAGCCGGGGAACCCGAATTTTTCCCGTCCGTCACGACGTTGTTAAAACAGGTTATGCCGACGCCGCCCGCCCTGTTGGAATGGATGATTGCGAACGGCAAGGATGGCGCGACGGAAAAACGCGACCTTGCGGCGGCATACGGTACGTTTATGCACATCCAATTCGAAACGTTGGTAATCAATCGGCGTTACGACTTTGATAACGTCCCGGCGGTCCTGTTGGGCTATATGGAACGGGAAAATTTGCCCGAAAAGGTATTTGCCGAATGGTTGCCGAAAATCCGCAAGGATGTATTGGCGTTCGCCCAATTCGTTCGGGATTATAACGTAAAGCCCTTGGCAATCGAAATCGGGTTGGTCCATCCCGATTACCATTTTGCCGGTTGCATTGATTTGCCGTGCATAATGACCGACCCGAAAAGCGGGAAACAGTTTACCGCAATCGTTGATTTCAAAAGCGGCCGGAAAGGGTTTTACGAAGAACACGAATTGCAATTGCATTTGTACCGGGAAATGTGGAACGTCAATTACCCGGAAACGCCGGTTGCCCGCGTGTTCAACTTTTCGCCAAAGGATTGGCGGACGAAACCCACGTACAATTTGAAAGACCAAACCGATTCCGTGAACGCCCGGAAATTGCCGTACCTGTTGGCCCTTGCGTCCATTGAGGACGAAAAGCGGGATAACACGTTGACGATTGTACGCGGCGTTTTGGACCTTGACAACGGCAAGATTGCCGACAACATCTTGACGTTATCGTTGGCCGAACTCATAAAGACGAAATCGGCCGAAAAGGACGCACCGGAACAGGCGGCGAAAGCCCCGGAAACGACGGATGAACCGGAACCGCCCAAGAAAGGCCGTAAAAGGGCCGTAAAAGCGACGAAAGAACCCGAACCGATAAATTCCCCGTCCGAACCGAAAAAGCCCGTTAAAACGGAAATTGACGAAAAATTACCGTGGGAAAAGGATATTGCCGACGGAACGGGCATTGAGGTTGAAAAAACCGACGATGGCGTGAAAGTGACGGCCCGGTATTTCGAACCGGCCCCGGAACAGGCGGCAAAGGATAATTTGTTAAACGACGAAATCGAATTGTAAGATGGGCGGAAGAATTTACAGACCCGAACAGGGCGCGGGAATCCTTGAATTACCCGAAATCGGCCGGTTGCATATCGGTAAAAAACAGATGGGCCAAAACGGACGGGAATACCCGGTTTCCGTGGATTATTTCATACCGGCCGGGAAATATGCCGGAATGTTCACGGCGGCGTTGGGCGAAAAGCCCCAAACAATCCAAATCATTTTCCCGGATGATTCCCCGGAAAAGGTATGCAACGAACGGTACGAATACCGCGACGATAAGGGCGCATTGGTCGCCCGGGGCGACGGCCGGACGTTCGAAATTTGGGACGGCAAAAAATACGTTCCATATTCGGTTGATGCGTACCCGGATATTATGGACCAAATCGCAAAGAACAACCCGACCAAGCGCGGGGCCGACAATTGGGATATTGTCTTAACATTGCGGTTCATCATCCCGGCCGTCCGGGGAATCGTGGGCGTATGGCAATTTTCGACCAAGGGAAAGGCGTCAAGCGTCCGGAATATCCGGGAATCGTTCGATGGCGTCCGGATGATGCGCGGGACGGTAACGCAAACCGTGTTCGATTTGTCGGTACAGTTTGCCAAGAGTAACAAACCCGGCGTTTCATCCCGTTATCCTGTTGTTTCGTTGGTTGCCAACGATACCCGCATTGAGGAAATACGCCAAGCGATTGCACCAACGCAAAATTTGTCGTTACTGTTGCCGGATGGAAAAAAATAACTATATTTGTGGCAACAAACGTGTGTGGCCGCGCACGAACTGAAATTTAATGCCCTGTAAAGTAAGCCAACGGCGGCCACCGTTGACCGAAATACGGGGCGTTTTTTTGATATGGACTTACAACGAAAAATTGACTTTGCAATTGAGTTATTGCAATCAATACCGCAAGATGGACCCATTGAATTGTCGTATAGCGGCGGCAAGGATTCGGACGTAATCTTGGAATTGGCCAAAATGGCCGGTATTCCATTCGAAGCGATTTACAAGAATACAACGATTGACCCGCCGGGTACGATTGCGCATTGCAAGGAAAACGGCGTTACAATCTTGAAACCGAAAATGTCGTTTTTGCAAATCGTTGAGCAACGCGGCACACCGTCCCGGTTCGCCCGTTTCTGTTGCGAAATATTGAAAGAATACAAAGTATATGACCGGGCAATACAAGGAATCCGCCGTTGCGAATCAACCGCCCGGGCGAAAAGATACAAGGAACCGGAAATGTGCCGGGTCTATTCCAAAAAAGAAAAGGTCCGCATTTACTTGCCGATTCTTGAATGGACCGACGAAGATGTGGCGAAATTCATTGAGGACCGAAAAATAAAGTGTGCGCCGGTCTATTACGACGAAAACGGAAAATTCCACGTTGAACGTCGCTTGGGTTGTATCGGATATCCGCTTGCATACAAAAACGGGTTACGCGATTTTGAGAAATACCCGGGTTTGTTACGTCAAATAATAAAGGCCAAACAACGTTTTTATGATACACACCCGAACGTTGGTAAAGGGTTTGGACGGAACGTTTACAATTCGTTTTACTTTCAATTCTTTTGTGAAACGATGGATGATTACAGGGCCGCAACAACCGGCGGTTTATTCCCGGAAATGGCCGTTGATACGAAAAAAGCGTTGGAAGAACATTTTGGAATTGAATTATGACGTACCAATTTGATACAGATATTGCCGCCCTGTATGGCGTGGACGAATCCATAATGATTGCCAATTTGCAATTTTGGATTCGGAAGAATGAAGCGAACGGCAAACATTTTCACGATGGCCGTTTTTGGACGTACAACAGTATCGAAGCGTTTACGAAATTGTTTCCGTTTTGGACCGCCCGGCAAATCCGGCGTATCTTAAAATCATTGGAAGAAAAAGGCGTTATCGTGACGGGGAATTATAACACGTCCGCATACGACCGTACAACGTGGTACGCTTTCGGCGATTCCTTTTTACTGAAAGGGCAAAAGCATTTTACCGAAACGTCAAATGGTAATGACAAATCGGTAAAATCCGTTATAAATAATGTAACAGATATTAAACCCGATAATAAACCAAATGAAGCCGCCGACGGCGGTTTATTCCCGACCGAACCGGCATTTGAAACGGTTACAGTTACCCGGCCGCGTCGGACCGCCGAACCGGCCGCGTGTCTGTTCGAAAATTCCCGGTTCGCCGAATACAACGCATTTTCAGCCGAATTTACGGCCCCGGAATTTTCCGACGTGGATATTGTCTATTATTACCACGCCGTCGCCGATTGGTCCGCGCAAAAGGGCAAGAAAATGAAAGATTGGATTGCAACGGCGCGGAATTTCATTCGTGGCGATATGGAAAAGGGAAAATTGCACCGGAAAAGGAGAACCGGCCCCGGATTGTCCCCGGATGCAATCAAATATTTGCAAGATATGGCCGATTAAGCGATGGAACAGAACAACAACCAAATCGCCGTCCGGCCGGTACAGAAAACGGCCGTTATGATACGCCGGGAAATGGTCAAGATTCCCGCCGTTATGGGCGCGTTGGGTCCTGTTGAAAAGGCCGTGTTTCTTGCGTCCACGGCGAAAACCATTGCCGAATATGACGCCGCCGAACTTTCCGCCGAATTGGCCGTGGCCTTGAAATGGATTTGCAAAGATGTTGGGTACAGGTCCCCGGATGAAAGCGACCGCCAATATTTGGTTATCCGGACCGCCGAAATACTGAAACGGTATTACGCCGGTTTATCGTTAAAGGATTTCCGGATGGCCTTTGAAATGTCGTTGACCGGCGAATTGGACGATTTCTTGCCGCGTGGGCGCGACGGACAACCCGACCGGAACCATTACCAACAATTCAACGCCGAATATGTGTGCAAGATTTTGAACGCGTACAAAGGCCGCCGGGCGTGGGTATTGAGGAAAGCAAACGAAGCGGTCCCGAAAGAGGAACCAAAGCGCGACCCGGCCAAAGATAGGTATTACCGGAACGAAACCCGGAAAGGATGTATCAACGCGTTCGAATCGTTCAAGGAAAACGGCCGGTTGCCCGAAATGTCGCCAATTGCCGAAATGTTGTATTACGACGAATTGGCCGCCGTGGGCCTTGCGGACAAAATCGAAATTACGTTGGCCGACCAAAAAGAAATATGGCAACGGACAATCAACGATTACGCCCGGCGCGGATATGTCGGCGACGTCCGCCGGTTAAAGGAATCGGGAACCGACGACCCGGAATTGGAACACGGTTCGTTCGTATTGGCCCGGCGCAAGGCGTTGGCCGCGACATTCCGCCGGATGGTTGAACAGGAAATAAACATTACCGATTACATCAAATTCGAATAAGTTTTGTATATTTGCATCGAAAAGGTTGTTGCCGCGACCGATAAGAAATTTAATGCCCTGTAAAGTAGTAGGACGGCGGCAAACGTCTTATGAAATACGGGGCGTTTTTTGATTATGGAAATTTGGAAAGATATACCCGGATATGCGGGTATATATCAAGTTAGCAACTTGGGGCGGATTCGTAACTTAAATTGGCATAGAAGCCATAAAATGAAAATTTTGATTCTTAAACCGGATAATTCCGGTTATATTAAATTGAGAATCAAAAAAGATAAAACATTCAAGGTTCATCGCTTGGTTGCAATGGCATTTATTCCGAATCCGGACGGGTTTCCGCAAATCAATCACAAGAACGAAAACAAGGCCGATAACAGGGTTGAAAATTTGGAATGGTGTACGGCCCAATATAATGTTTTATATAACGGAAACGCTCAAAGGATTGGAAAAAAATTATTAAACGGCCCGTGTTCAAAACCTGTTGCGATGATTGACACGAAAACCGGGGAAATATTACGGGTTTTTCCATCAACAACAGAAATAGAACGTCAATTGGGTTTTGATAGGTCCAATATTAATAAATGTTGTCGAAAAGAAAGAAAAATTGCAAATGGTTATGGATGGGAATTTATTTAATATTAATGCAATAATTGGGATTGACCCCGGTTCTTCCGGTGCATTATGCGTGTTTATCCCGGGAAAATTGGTTAAAGTTATAAAGATGCCGAAAGACATTACCGAATTGCGGGATTTCTTCGCGTATTACGCCGAAAATTTCAAACCGATTGTCTTTTTGGAAAAATTGTCGGTCCGCCCGGACGACGTGGTTGTACAGGGCGACCGGGCCGCGATGGGAAAGTTGTACAGGATTCAAAAGTTGATGGCCAATTTCGAACACTTGAAAGCGTTGGCCGAAACCGCCGGTATTCCGTATGTAATGGTACACCCGGCGTCGTGGCAAACCAAGTTGAAATTGCGCGTTCGCGGCGTCCACGAAGAAAAGGCCGACCGGAAAAAGCGTTACCAAGAACACGCCGCAAAACTTTACCCGGGCGTTAAGGTAACATTGTGGAACGCTGATGCGCTTTTAATAATGCACTTTGGACGTTGGGCGTTGGTCAATGAACCGAAATGGGTAAAGGCGAATTTGCCGGAACGGGAATACCAAAAGTTGTTTTGAAATGCCGACCAAGATATTTACGACCATAACCGGCCCGTGTCCGTTCGGAAAGAACGTAACGATTGATTCCCCGGGTTGCCGGTCGTGCGAACACTTTTACAGGGCCGGAACCGGGATGTTCTTTTGGTGCAACGCCGGTTCCGAATCCGTCCCGAATCCTGTTCGGGAAATCTTGCACCCAAAACCCAAGCGTGGACGGCCCCGAAAAACCGACGTCCCCGCAAAGGCCAAAAAGAAGCCCGTAAAGAAACGCAAAAAGAAAAATGGATAAGTTGTACCAAGACGGGACGAAATGCCCGCAAATCGAAAATTTGGAAAAAATAACGCCCGAACAGGCGGCGGAATACGTGCGGTTCGTCGCGCACGTCCGGCACACGCAACGCCGGTATTTCACTTTCCGCAAACCGGAAATCTTGGAAGAATCCCGGCGGTTGGAAAAAGAGTTGGACGCCCTTAACGCGCATTTGTTGGACCCGACGCCGAAATTGTTTTGATGGAAACCGTAAACGCATACATCGCCCGGGACCCGAACGGGATTTGCCGGGTTATGGTCAAGCGGGCCAAATTCAAACATTGGTTCGAATTGGGCCAACACGGGCCGACCGACGCCGCGTTTGAACAGGCGTTGGCGGCCGGAACGGTACGATGGAATCCGGCGATTGAGGACAAAACAAAACTTTTTCGCAAAATTTAGCGAAAAATGTTTGGAAATATAAAAATTATCCTTACCTTTGTATCGGGTTGAGGTTACAACCCGACCGCCCGGGCGGGTTCCCGGAACAGAAAAAGACAACGAAAATGAAAACTTATTACGCCGAATTTGAGAAACGCGGGATTTATTACGAAATTACTATTGTCGCCGAATCTTACAAAGCCGCAAAGAAGATTGCGAACGAGCAACGTTTCTATTATGGGCGCTTGTGGTCGCTTCGTGTCGCACGATAAACATAATTGCGCCGTGGTGTAACGGCAACACCCCGGATTTTGGTTCCGGTAATCCCCGTTCGAATCGGGGCGGCGCAACAAAAAACGGCCCTTTGGTGGAATAGGCAGACACGCAAAACTCAAAATTTTGTACCTTAACGGTGTGCCGGTTCGATTCCGGCAAGGGCCACAAAACGGACCGGGCCGATTCCCGGGAACTTAAAACAATATGTTATGGCAAAGTTGAAAGTAACGCCGGACAATGAAACGTTCCATTGGAACAATGTAAATCCCAAGAACCGCCGAACCGGGGATTGTGTCACGCGGGCAATTGCCGCGTTCCTTGGTCAAAGTTGGGAACAGACGTACCGCGAATTGGCCGAATACGGGTTGAAACACGCAACCGCGATGAATTGCCCGGAAACGTATGTGCCGTTCCTTGCGTCAAAAGGATATGAGAAACACAAGATGCCACGAACCGCGTGTGGTACCAAATACACCGGGAAAGAGTTTTGCCGGGACATCGCGGAACCCGGAACGTGTTATGTCGTGGCGATGGCTAACCATTTAACGTTCATTGCGCCGGATTGCCGGATTAACGACATTTGGGATTGTGGCGACAAATGCGTGGGTAACTATTGGTCCCGCGAATTACTGTAAAGATTAACCCGGGGCCGGGCAACCGGCCCCACAAAACAGGCGATACGATGTACATTAAAAGATTGGAATTACTGAATTTCCAAGTTATCGAACAGTTTTCCGCCGACTTTGACGGAACGGTTTATTTCGTGACCGGCGACAACGAATTAGGCAAATCCACGTTGTTAAAGGCAATCGGCGCATTGTTGACCGGACAACGCGATGATGTGTTACGCAACGGCGCATCCAAGGGCTTTGCCAAAATGGTTGTTGGCGACGATGGCGAAGAATACGACGTACAATTGTCGTTCACGGAAGCGAACCCGCGCGGAACGCTTACCATCAAGCAAAAGACAACCGGAATGGCGACCAACAACGTTTCGATGTTGCAACGCATATTCGGGTATCAAGATTTCGACGCCGTGGAATTTTCCCGTTGGTCCGAAACCGCCGACGGCCGCCGCAAACAAATTGCCGTGGTTAAGGCCCTGTTGCCCGAAAAGGTCCGGAACCGGATTGCCGAAATTGACGAATCGGTAAAAACGTTGAAAGATGAACGCACCGGCGTAAACCGCGACGTCAAGACGTTTGCCGGATTCGTTGACACGATGGCCAAACAGTTGGCCCCGGGCGACGTTGAGAAATACGCCGAACCCGTGGACGTTACCGAATTGATGCAACGCCAAGAAACCAACGCCAAGTTGATTGAAAAGGCCAAGACGGTACGCGCCGCGATTGAGCAACGCAAACAACAGATTGCCGCCATTCCCGGCCGCATCGAAGCGGAAAAGGCCAAGGCTGACGAAACCCGCGCCGTGTACGCCCAACGCGTGGAATCCGCCCGCATCCTGTACGAAAAGGCCATTGCCGAACAAAAGGAAGCGGAAGAAAAGATTACCGCCCTATACAACGCCAACGTGGCCGCCATTGAAGCGGAACGCGCCGATTACGAAAGCCGCAAGGCCAACGGGGAAGATTGGATTAAACGGTACGAAGCGAACAACCCGGAAAACACCAACGTTCCGGCCCTGTTGGCGGAAGCGGAAGCCCATAACAAGCGTTACCACGTCGTTTGCCAATACAGGGAAAAGAAAGCCCAATACGACGCGTTCAAGGCCAAATCCGAACAGATGGACGCCGACATTGCCAAATTGGCCGACGAACGCGCCACGTTGATTGCCAACGCCGAATTGCCGATTGCCGGGTTGTCGTTCACGGACGACGGGTTGGAATTGAACGGCGTTCCGTTCGTCCCCGGGAAAGTGTCGGATTCTCAAATTTTAATGACGGCAACGAAATTGGTTGTTGCGTCAAATCCTAATACGCGGATATTCCGAATTGCCCGTGGCGAAAGTTTGGGTGCAAAGAGGTTGGCGGAAATTATCGAAATTGCCCGCGAAAATCATTTCCAAGGCTTCGTTGAGAACGTGGTACGCGGTCAAGAAGAATTACGCATTGAAGAATATACGGAATTTGAGAAAAAATAGTAACTTTGTAATGCGCGGATAGGATGAATTTGCAACCCATCCGAAAAGGTACGCCGATTGCCCGGCCGCGCATTTTCAATCAATCGGTAACATATTAAATCGGCAAGAAATGCAAAGTGAAATTTGGAAAGATGTACCGGGTTATTCCGGATTGTATCAAGTTAGCAATTTGGGACGTGTTAAAAGCCTTGAACGTGTTGATGCGAACAAACATTTGGTGCGTGAAAGAATCTTGAAACAATCAAATCGTGGGAATGGATATAATGTTGTTGTTCTGTATTCAAAAGGACACAAAATGTTTGCCGTTCATCGGTTGGTTGCGTTGGCGTTTGTTCCGAATCCGGACGGATTGCCGCAAATTAACCACAAAAACGAAATCAAGACGGATAACCGGGTTGAAAACTTGGAATGGTGTACGGCAAGGCAAAACGCGAATTATGGAACAAACAGGGCAAGAATTTCGAAAACCCGTAAATGTTCCAAAAGATGCAAAGAAGATGTTGAAAGGCGTAAACGTCCAATTGTTCAATATGATTTATCCGGTAATTTCATACGGCGTTATGATAGTATTTCGGACGCAAAAATTGAAAACGGAATCCCTGTAAACAATGGTTCATTAAATGCTTGTTTGAAAGGGAAACAGAAAACCGCTTATAATTACGTGTGGAAATATGCTTGACAAAGAAACGAAAAAAAAGATTGCATCTTGCAAGGCGTTACAGGGAATGACGGTCGAAGATTTCATTAGAAACGACCGGTTCCGCGAAAATTTGGCCGGTTATTTGACCGAACAACGGAAAATCCGCAAGACGGCCCGCGCATCATACGCGGCGATGCGAAAGGTTGGCGGCGCAAAGGGTTACAAATTACCCGCCCACGTATGCGACAAATTCATTGACGTTTCCGTTGACCTGTTCGCCGAACTGTTTAAGGCCGTAATTTCCAAGCGATACAACGGCCCGTTGGCCGAACGTGAATACATCCGACAATTAGGGATGCAAGCGTACAATTTGACCGTTGCGCAATATGTCGTTGAAGAATACCCGGAATTAGAACCCGTTTTATTGCCGAAATCATCTAATGCCAATTGACGATGAAAGCGGACAAAATAAGCGAATCCGGGATGATTTCGCCCGACGGCCTGTTGCGTATGCCGATGGACCGGTTAAAGGCGTTTTTTGCCGAACATAAGGGCGAACGGGTTATTGTCGTCTTTGAAGCGGCCGGGAACAAACAAAGCAAATTGCAAATGGCGTATTATTACAATTACGTCTTGCCGTGCGTCGTTGCCGGTATGCGCGAAACGGGCGTGTATATGTCCGAATCCAAGGCCGACAAATGGTTGATTGAGCAATATCCCGGCGACCTGTTGAACGATGGAAAACAACCCGTATTCGGCCGGGAATTGAACCAAACCAAAATGTCTGATTTCTTGGATTGGTTGAAGCAATACGCCGCCGAAAACCTGTACGTTTATATCGAAGACCCGCGAACGCTTTAACAATTACAGATATGCGAAAGATTAACGAAAACGATTACGTGGATTTTACCATTGCCGGGCCGTTTTTGTCCGTGACTGTTTCCACGTTCAAAAAGGCATTGGGCGAATGGAAAAATATTACCCGCGCCGGATTCACGTTGTACGGCAATAAGCCCGATGGAACACGGGCAATCATTGATTCCATGTAAAACAACATAAAAGGCGATACGACATTATGACGATTAACGACGTTTTATTTTTCGATACCGAAACGACCGGTATTCCGGACCGCGCCGCCAAATGGGACGTTGACTTTATGGAATACCCGCACGTTGTGCAAATGGCGTGGATTCACGGTTGCAAGGTAGAAAACCACATTATCCGGCCGGACGGTTGGACAATCCCGGACGAAACCGTGGAAATCCACGGCATAACGACCGAATACGCGATGGAACACGGCGAACCGTTCGCCGCCGTCGTGGATATGTTCATACAGGATTGCCACGACGCCGGGTTAATTTGCGGCCACAACATCCATTTCGATACCGGCATTGTGAAAGCAAACATCTTGCGCGAACTTGGCCGGGAATATTACGACGCAAACGACGTGGAAACGGCGTTGTATAAGGGCAAGCGAATTGACACGATGCGTTCGACGATGAAATGGGTTGATGCCCGCAACAGTTGGGGAAAACTGAAATTCCCGAATCTTGGCGAACTGTACGCCCGTTGTTTCCCGGGCGAAACGTTCCCGGCGCACGATGCGTTGGAAGATACGAAAGCGGTTGCCCGTTGTTTGCCTGTTATCCTTGAATTGGGATTGGTTGAACTGAAAGTAAAGGAATACCCGGAAGAACAACCGAACAACCCGGTTTCCGCCTTTGTCAAAATCGCCGACGCGGCAAGCGACGCCGCCAAGATTGCGGCCGATGCGGCAAAGAAATTCGGCGCGTCCCCGAAAACGGCCGGAAATGGCCCTATTTTGGACGCAAAACAAAAAGATGATAAATTACCCATCCAACAGGCGAAAGCCCCGCAAATCGAAAATTTGAAGAAAATAACGGATGCGGCGGCCGAACTTTTGGACCAAAACGATTTTTAACAATGAAAGAAACGGTTAAAGAATTGCAAAGCGCATTGGAAAAGTTGGCGACCGAATTTTACAACGAATCCGGCGCAAAGGCGTTGAACATCGAAATTCGGATTACCCCGTGGGAAACAACCCACAAAATCGGGTTGGAATTTGCCGACGGTCACGATAACAACGCGGCCACGGCCAAAGCCCCGGGCGGATGTTGTCACGATTAAAACCCCCGATATTATGCCAAAAACAATTGAATTTCACAACACGCCCCAATTCACGCGTGAATTTGTCAACAATTGGTTGACGCACACCAAGAAACACAAAGATTCCCCAACACATATTGCGGTTTTGGAAGATGTGTTGCAACTTATTGACGTTGCGTTAACCGTGTTGGAACCCGGACCGTCGGCCCCGGATAACACGAAACAATCCTAATACCAAAAGCGATATGGAAAAAGAATTACAGACCATCCCGACCGAAAAGGACTTTAATTTGTCCAAGGTCAAGTTGTTGCCGAAAGGCGGAATCCAAGCGGAATACCAAGTAACGCAAATCGTTGACGGCGAAACGTCGTTGATTGACCGCAACGAAACGTGTACCCGCGACGTACACCCGGATTTGTTGGCGATGTTCACGGACTTGCGTACAATCGTGGCCCGCGTGTTCAACATTACGTCGTTTCTTACTTTGTTGGAATCCGACGAAATGAAATTGCCGGAATCCAAAAAGATGTTGGCCCGCAATTTCGCCGACGAACTGTTGGCCAAAATTGAGGTTCGCGGCGTCGCTTGGTCCGGGACCGGCGACAATACCGGCGTCGTCATTACGTCCGTGTTCGAAACGCCCAACGGCCTAAAAACGTGCATCAATACCCCGCGTATTAAGATGGCCACAATTTCGTTCGGGTTCGAAGAAGAACTTGAAACCATTGTGGAATCCATCAAAAAAGAGGTTTACGCGTATTTGTTCAATGGCAAACAGGCGCAAATGTCTTTGTTCGGCGACAACGGCGCGGCCGATGATGAACCGGACCCGTTGGACAACCCCGACGATATGCCCGCCGAATAATGGAACCGTTCTTGATTGATACCCGCGAACAATACGACCTTTGCAAAGCGCACGGAATCGAACCGTTGGTTGACCGGCGTTTTACAATGGAAATCCGTTTGCGGGTTTCAATCCAACGGGAATTGTTCGGGACCGGCCACACACCGGCGGAAAACGAACGGTTTTACCGGTTTTGTTGGGACCATTACCCGCACATTTGCGCGGAATGTATGCGGCCGTTGCGTCAATATTCGGCAACTTATGTATCGCACATAATAACACGCGGGGCGCACCCGGAAACCGCACACGATTGCCGGAACGTTAACATTCTATGTTTTTCGCACCATTCTGTTTGGGAAAATGGCGACCGGCGCAATATGAGGATATACCGGGCAAACCTGTTGATTGTTGAACAGTTGAAAAAGGAATATGGCAACATATAAGCAAACGGCAACCGTATATTCCGAACCGGACGGAACGTTTACGTTCGACAATGGCCGCGAAATCGCAATTTGTGACGACAAAGATTCCGTCGGCGAAATGACCGAACAAATGTTGTGGCCGTTGATGAAACCGTTGTTGGATTCCGGAAAGGATTTCAAAATTGTAATTGAGGATGGAACCGATTAAATTTGATGGCGCAAACGTCGTATATGGCGCGAACCAACCCGAATATATACCATTACCGGCGTTTCGCAAAGAGAATGGCGAAATATGGACGTGTTGGAAATTGTCGCCGGAAGATTTGAAACAGATTCAAAAAACCGGCGTAATTTGGTTGTCAATGTTGACTTTTAACCAACCGTTGCAACCTGTTCTTTTGTCGCCGGATTTTCCATACAAAACGGAACCGGTCGAAATTAGCGATGAAACCATACGGGATTTGACCGAATGAAAGATTACAACGAATTGGTCCGCCGGTCAATTCGGAAAGACTTTGCCAAAGCGAATTTCAAACGGAACGGCCGCGCACCAAAGACGCCGCACCCGAAACACACCCGGCGCGTTGTTGACTTGAACGAAACAAGCGGGTACGCCCGATTCCGGCGTTATATCGTCGGCCGGTTGGTCCGGATTGTCGAAAGCGGCTACAACGGCGGGTATTGGGTCGAATTTGTCCGGGATGCGGACCGCGACGCCCTAAACGCGGCGGCCGGTTGGTCAAAGGACAAACGCCGGTTCCTGTTGGATGGCGTAAAATTCGACGATTGAAAATTATTGTTAAATTTGGACAAATATTTTACAAAATGAACTTTGTTGTACTGAAAGGAAATGTTGGGCAAGACCCAAAGATTACCAATTTCCAAGATGGCGGAAAGGTCGCGCAATTCACGTTGGCAACGACCGAACGCGGGTATGAAACCCGGGACGGCCGGAAAATTGAACCGCAAACAACTTGGCACAATATCGTTGTTAAGCGCACCGGCCTTGCGGGC